ACCACGGAAGCCCACACGGATTCCCTCACGTCTTCCCACACGGCTTCCCTCACGGAATCCCCCACGGAAGCCACCACGGAAGCCCACACGGATTCCCTCACGGCTTCCCACACGGAATCCCTCACGGAATCCCCCACGGAAGCCACCACGGAAGCCCACACGGATTCCCTCACGGCTTCCCCCACGGAAGCCCTCGCGGAATCCCCCACGGAAGCCACCACGGAAGCCCTCGCGGAAGCCCAGTTTTTAAGATTTTCTATATCAGAATCACCAAACTTTACTTTTTTCGTTAATGGTTTTTTAATCGGTTTAATTATCAGTGTCGGCACAATGGTCTTAAAATCAAGCCTATTCACCCATGATTCAGCGTCATTGTGTTCATGTCCTTCAACCGGTTGATCGATTACAAAATCCTTAGTCAAAGGATTATATTCATACTTTGACCAACGATCCTGTTTATCAGCCGGTACCTTGTTACTGGTTAATATCCATGTATGGCTATCCGTGTTTTCGTCAAGGTTGTTTTTCCTGACGTTCCAATCAGAATACAGATAGTTTCCGTATCCATCACCTACAAAGCTAAAAAATTGACACATAAAAGCCCCCTGTTTGAAAATGGAATCGGCGGGAGTCGAACCCGCTAGAAGTGTGATAGTTTTAATCTCGGCTATCACCGCCAAACACTTCTATGACCGTCACGCTTCTTTTTTGTACATTCCTTCAAGTTCTTTTATTCGATCACCGCCGTATGATTCCTTGGTCAATTCAATGAACCTTTTGACAGTCATCGAACCATCAAGATCGACATCGTGCTCTTTGGCGAAAGACTTCCGGCCAAACTCGCACGATCCTGTAATGATATGGTGCCATGAGAAAAAGTCAATAGCGGCATACTGTTCGGTCAATGAAGGGAACTTATCAAAAAAAGTTTTCTTCTTTTCGTCAAAGTCCATGTTATCCATGACTTTTTCAGTTACTGAGGCAAAAGCGTCTTTGATAGTATCGCCATGCGCAAAATATCCGTCGAGTTTAGCAATAAACGCTTTTTCGACCGAAAAGTCATTTTGATCAATAACCAGAACAGCCGACCACGTTTCATGCACTGACTCAAAAACGCACGGAATCGAGTCAATGTAATAAACATTTTTTCCCTGGTATTCGGTAATTTTACAGCCAGCGCCATCGCCAACGCCAGCGCCAGCGCCATCTCCAGCGCCATCTCCAGCGCCAGCGCCAACTCCCCAGCCAGCGCCATCGCCCCAGCCAGCGCCAGAGCCAGCGCCATCTCCAGCGCCATCTCCAGCGCCAGCGCCAACGCCCCAGCCAGCGCCATCGCCCCAGCCAGCGCCATCGCCCCAGCCAGCGCCCCAGCCAGAGCCCCAGCCAGCGCCGCAAAGAAAGTTCTTTATCTTTTTTTCCATTCCGGAACCCCATCGATGGACGCGGCGGCTTTTTCAGTTACGCCAAGTATTTCGATGACGCCGAACAATTCGACTTTACTTACGGCGCAGGGAAATCGGCATTGAGAAGGATTTGCCGTTCCATGTTCTGCGAGTTCAGAAAGGCTTGCCGCACCTTGCCATTGCCATATTCTCCGCGCGTTGGTCAAAGTTACGTTATCACCTTCACGTTTTTCAACTTTCCCGAAAAACACACCCGCCCGATCTGTTCTTACGATCTTTCTTTCGTCCATAATCAACCCCTTTGGTTTAACAACCTAAAATCATTGTATGCTACCTTTTTCACCCTGTCAACTGTTATTTTTGATTTCTGTACACTTTTTTATTAAAAATGACAGACAGACGATCACGTCGGATGCTTCATAGATTATTCTGTCGATCCGTCCGATTGAAGGCAGTAAATCGCCAAGCTCGACTTCCAATTCGTTTAACTCAAGGTAGAATAAATCCATTATCTCTTTGGGATCATCTGGAAACTCACCCTTTGCCACGTTCTTCGGGTCTGTCAGTCTCTCCATAACCGGCTTTAACATCGTTTCTAAAAGTGCTTCACAGTCTCTCATTTATTACCCCTTTGTGTAGTTTGTCTATTTTCGCTACAAAGTCGCTATAAAGTGCCGTTTTTTACGTTTGGCGAAGGTTTAGTACTCACCGCTTACAATCAAATTTCGGATATATCCTGTAAGTTTCCCTAATTCGTCATTTTTCGCCATGTCGTATATCTCGCGTAATACCACTTGGTTATAGTTCGCCGGTCTGGATCGGTTCAATTTCATCCATTCCAACTGTTCGCAATTCCGTTGCATCCATGTCGTATAGGTTAGCTGATCCCTCTGATGCCAGTCATAATGATGCTTTGTGCATTGGCAATGGATGTTTGGAGGGTAGAAACGCAAACCTCCTGATCCGCCTTTTGCGTAGAAGTGACTGGCCTCAAGAATACCTTTACATGATTCATCACCAGTGACGCAATGATCTTCTAACCGCCGGACAGCTGCATTTACCTCGTTCTGTACCTTTAAAACTGTTAACTTCTTTGCTTTCTTCTTTGTCTGCTTCTCAATGGTTTTCATGATGTACCTCACATTTCACAGCGTCGCCTATTAATGGGCATATCCTTTGGCAGTCGATACAAAGCACGCCTTGACGGTTTATATTTATTTCTACCGGCTTATGATCTTTCCCATGAGTACATCGGGCTGAACAGTCATATTGTGTGCCGGACTTATTGCAGATCATTCCCCGCTCCTTACCGTCTTTTCGGCTAATAGATTGTTTAACATACCGTGTACGTCAAACCGCTTTTCTTTTCCCGCTTTCCAGTCCTTGAACCATTGCCGGTGTTCGTCCGGCGTACCATCACGCTCTGGATTGTAGCAACAGACTGGACAAATACCTGTTGTATTCCAGACATGACCGCAAACAGGGCATTTATTCTCTCTCCCTGGTTCGCTCAAAGTATCAATCTTGCAAGCCTTGATTGCATCGGTAATGCTTTTAAGGTCAGGGTTCCATGACGCCGGCTGACTGATTGCCAACTGTCGGAAAAGCATATCAAGGTCTGAAGGTTTGATATACCGTAATTCCTCGATAATCAGATCCGCTACGGCCTTGTTTTTGACGCCTCCGAAATAGCTTGTCATTTTGTCCATAAACTCGCCAATCGTTTTCATATGTCTTTATAATCCTCCGCTTTGAACTTGTACCCGCCTTCTTTTGTTGTTACCTTAAAATCGTTTTGCTCCCATGTCCTAACCGCTGCCTTCCAATCTTTCATAGTGTTCTTGCCTACCTTCCATCCGTTAGAAGTGTAGAAGTCAAACCACTTTTCAGCTTTCAAGCTGTTTTGACGTTCTTGACAGTATTCCTTTACTTGTTCAAGAGTTGGTTTTTGAAAAGTGGGTTTAGGTGTAACCGTAGGTTGCACACTCTTATTATCCTCTAATCCTTTTAATACTGTTAATCCTTTTAATGTCTCATGACGCGTCGTGATAAAATCATGATGAGTCATGATGTCGTCATGATATTCTTCCTTTTTCTTGTTAATGGCTGCCCGAAACATTGGATTAGATGTCATTGATAAACTCATACGCTTTAACAATTTAAGACACATTATCCTCCCATTTGACTCGCTAAATAGTCCGATTTCGATAATATCACGCATAACCTGCTCTACAATCTCTATACCGGATTTTTCAGAGGTTCCCTTGATAAATAGGTTTGACGCTATTATTTCGGAATCATGTTCAAGCTCAAATGTTAAATTACTTTCTGATATGTCAGATGCAATAAGCTCCAGACAGTGAAAGTATACAGCGTAACCGATTGCACCATGACGGATTAATAGCTTTTTAAGTTTCGCGTCTTGCGTAGAATCTGTATCGTGTTGGAACCAATTCATTCTCTCCCCCACAATCGTCCAGCGATCTTGTACCCTGGTTTATAAAAGTACTTTGATTTTGCCTTGTCTAAACACTCAAAACTTGCCCCGGATATGTCTGCATATTCTCTGGCGTACTTTAGCAAAGTTTCGGGCATTGTCTTAGATCCTGTTCTGAAATACATGACATCGAATAATCCCCAACCGGAAAACATTCGTTCCGGTTGACTGTCAAGGTATTCAAAGAGATTGTTTTTAATAGTCATTTATCTTGTTCCTATTTCTGGATATTGAGGTAAATAAGCCCATAAAGTAACATTTAAAAACCTAACGCCATCATGGTCAACATAATTTTTACCGTCATAGTACGAAACTTCATACATTTGAACCTTGATATTATATATTTCGATATAAATCAAGACTCTTGACCCCTTTCTAGGTTTCTGATTCCTTGCAGACTTAAACCGTAACTCCATAATTTCCTCCAGGGAAATAAAAAACCGCTAAATCTATGCCACCTTTTCAGGTTCTCTACGGCATAAACTTAACGGTTAACAGGGTTGATTGTTTGACCAATCAGGCAGGTAGAGAATCCGCCTCATGAGTCAAACCCAAATAGACTATACACCCACCGCGCAAAATTGTCAATCGAATAACTTTACAATGGCCATAACTGAACCGAAAAACAATGCACTTCGGGCAGCGTCTACGGTTGTCATAGTCCCGATGATACCGCCGATAACGGATACGACGATAAAGAACAGGATGCCGAGGAATGCGCCGTATAGTAGCGAACCGGTTATTTTACACATTGTTTACCGCCGTGTTGTATGCATGTAAAAAGGCGTGATTCTCGCCCCTAGACTCAAACACCTTTTGGCAGATTGTTAGCATTTCGGCATGGTCTGGCCCTGTTTCGTTATGAATACACCGCGTCTGCTTGAGAACGGTTACTACTTCGTCATGCAAGGCGCGAGGGTCAAGCCCTTCGGCGTATTTACGGTATAGATTGGCGTCGGTTGTTTTCATGGTTCCCCTTTGCGGGAGGTGTTACCCTCCCGACTTTTTTTAATCTAACGTTTTAAGCAACGATATAAGACGCTCGGCCCTTTTTTCACACACTATCTTTTCAGCTATCGGCATAAACTCATCGAAAGTACCGAAAAAACAAGGATTATCACCGGCGTTATAATTATGCAACACAAACGGAAAAACGCGCCTGTATTCCTCGGTCGATAAAGGCGTTTTGTTCATTTCATAGCATATCGCCTTATATCTAATATAATCTGTAACCAATAACGCATTGATATTTGGTAATTGCATTTTACAGCTCCTTTATACTGGCTTATCGTCTGGAAAATCAGGCGGTGCGCTGTCGTTTCTTGCGCTCTGTTGCGGTTTGCTGTCGTTATCTGTGTTTTGCAACGGTTTAAACTCGACGTGTTCGGCAATTATTTTTACTTTTGATCGTGTCTTTCCGTCAGTGTCATTCCATCGCTCTTGCTTGATTCGACCAACAACGCGAACGCCCCTACCTTTATTGCAGTTTCTTCCGACTGATTCGCCAAGTTTTCCCCATGCCTCAACATCGAAGTACGAGACTTCCTGTTCCCATTCGTCACCCTTTTTAAATGACCGATTACTTGCAATGCTAAAACTGCAAACAACAGAAGCGGAAGGAAGTTCTTTTAGTTCAGGATCTTTCGTTAAATTACCTTCAAGTAAAATACTATTAAGCGCGTTCATTCGTCCCCCTTTAATCTTTCAAGGATAATACAATCCTTGTTCTCATCATCGACAATCACGTTGAACTTGTCGCCTTTTTCCCATCCGATTGACAGCGGTAGATTAGCCCGAAACTGTCTGCCGTTGTTTGTCATAATCGTTAGCGGATTCTTGTTTATCACAGTTAGCATTTTACCCCCTTCAAAATTGACTTTACTAATTTTTGTTGGCAGTTTTATTTTATACGGCTCAACAAATCCTATAAAAATAGTCAGGCAACCAGTTTTATAAGTCATTCTAAAACAACTCCAGATTCATTTCATAATCGAACCGATTCGGGTCAGATTCCCGCTTTTCGTCGCCTGTCATTGTCTCCCATGACTTATAGTAACCGGTAGGCTTTGAAGCGATTTCCGGCTCGTTCTCGATAAGCGTTATGCCAAATTGCGCGGCGACCTTGTGGACTGACTCGATTAAGTAGCCACATTCTACCGTGTCGCTGTCGGCTTCGCTTTGAGGTATCCAGATACCGAAGTACTCAATCCCAGGGTAGCCAAGTTCCCGCGCCTCGATCTTGACAAGCATCTTTATGCGGTCAAAGTCAATGCCCATAGCATTGGCTACCTGTTGGATATGTCCATTTAAATGGTGCGATTGGCTACCGTCTCCGGTTGTTCTCGGCTTTCTCGGCTTGCCAAGCTTCGCGTATATCTGACCGGTTTTCAGAGTACCGACAAGGGCTTCGGCGTTTGCGTCCACCCTTATCGTGATAAAGCCGTCTTTATAGCGGAAGTCGGCGGCAGGATATTCGATCACACTTGCTCCAGTTTTTCGTACTTGATACCGTTATCAATCATGTACTGGCGCATTTTGAACAATACCGATTTTTTACCGATAAACCGAAGGGTAAACTTCATTTCGGGATCAAGGTCAACTTCCTCGCACGCTGCTTGAGCAGCCAGATTTGCCATTGGCTCATCGTTCTGTGACTTGATTTCCTCTTTTGCCAGTTCTGCCATTGCGTCGCGTTTTTCCTTGAGTGCTTCGCGCTCCTTGCGCTCTGATTCCTCTTTCTCAAGGCGTTCACGGTTCTGCTTGATTCTGTTTCCCTGCTCGATGGTTTTACCGATATCAAGGGTATCTAGAAAAATCGGCTTGAGCGTATCAACGTCGATACCAAAAGCCTCGATTGTTTTGATACCTGAATAGATATCGGCAATCTTCTTTTCGATTTCGTCAAAGATGTCTTTGTTTTTCGCGGTCTTGTTCAACCAACGATCATCGAAAATGCGGTCAAGAGTGACTAAATCAAAGTTCTGGCAGTTCCAAAACTCGATGATCTGCGCTTTTTTGACGGCCTTTTCCGCTTCCTCTTTAACCTTGACGATTGCATCGAGCGCATCGGCTGCGGCGTCGATATCCTTTTCGACTTTCTTGCACCGTGTCTCAAATGTATCAATACCGAAACGCTCCATAGCTCTTTTCAGTATGGAAATACGTTCGCCAGAAACTGCTTTTTTAGAGGCGTTCAATACTGCGCGGTCTTTCTTTGCCGCGTCGGAGTCACCTTTGTAGTTTTCCGGCATGTACTCTACCAGTTTTTCTGCTACGAATACTTCAAGCTCGTCGATGTTTGTCGTCAGCTTGCCATTTACTGATTCTTTTTCAATCAGCGCGATCTCTTTTGTTTCGTTCATTGGTCTCCCCTTTGTTTTGCTGCTTGTTTGAACTTGTCAAGCGCAAGTTTCATTCCCGCAATGTTCTTTTGTTGGATCATGTCGTTTGCGTATTGGCGTCCGGCATCTGTCAAGAGTTTCGGCTCGATAGCCATCCAGTCGATAAGTGAGCTTTTCAGCGTAACATATTCTGACGGTGCTTGCGGTTCTGTTTCCGTCGGTCTGTCTTTGTACTTTGCGCCGTCCCATAAACCGGCGTAAATGTCTCCGCCGACTCCAAGCATCTTTAGTGCAACTGATAGCGCGTCTGTTGTTGCCATTTTGAAACCTTCGTCAGATACGTGCAAGCCCTTAGATTCTTGCTCAATAAGCATTGACCCGCCGATACCTGGAATCGGATCGCTCCAACCGTCGCCGTTCTTGACATATGCCCGTATCTCTGAAAAGCACATAAGCTGTCCCACCGGTGCCGGTTCTGTCCATAGCTTGACTATTTCGTACTTCCAACCGATACCACAAGCCCCGAAAGTAGAATCCATAACCTCATACCGCCATTGTGGATTAATGTCGGTTTTTCCCTTGAGACGACCGGCTTGAATCTCGCGAAGTGCTGATTTAGGCGGTCTGCACATTTTCTGGTATGTTTCGCTCATTTATACAACTCCTTGTTATCAATCATAAACATGGCAAACTTAAGCGTTACGGCTGATTGTTGCCGTCCGTTAAGCTCAAAAGACCAGAACCACTCACCGACCATATGACCGGTGATGCCTTTATAGACAAACATCATTGATCCCCTGGCGTATCGTCGTTAATTCTCGATAAGTTCCGTTCGATTATCCGGTACTCTTTGCAAGTCTGGCAATCGCACCGCTTTACATCGTTGTGCATCTGGTAATCATACTCACGTTCTGCAAGCATTATCTTGCACCGTTCAACTGATTCTCTCATAGCAGCCCCCTGTAAGTATCATATTAGCATACAGTATGCTACAAGTCAAGCGGGAAATACATTATTTCTTGTAAATAGAAAAACCGCCCATAACAGAGCGGTTTAACGTGTTTCGATAAGATTGTCGTTTTATTGGTTTACGTGCGTTTGTAACCGGTTTCATTAGCGTTATAGCTCATTTTACGGCTATGATGATACCTTCGGCAATGATTATTGATATACCGATAATTGCGCCGTATTTAATTGTCTGTATAGATCGCTTGTATGAGTAATTCAAGTTGTCGTAGATTGTCTTTAATTCGTTGTATCGTGTTTCCATCGTCGCTAACTTGTCCTTTGAATCCGTCAATAATTTCTTTTGCTCGATCAAGTCGGCTTGTGACTGCTGCAAGTCGGTCTGTGATTGACTGATTAAGTTCTCCAAGTCGCTGATTTTCTGCTTGTAACTGACGATTGACGTTGACAATAAATCCAAGTCTATTTTCATAGAGTTTATCAGCTGTAGCGCGTCCTTTTTTGGCTCCGAAGTAAAGGCCGGTTGTAAAGACAATAGCAAGCACAAGCAAGCAAGCCAAAACAGATCCGATGGTTTTTCGTAGTTCATTCATTTTGTCCCTTTGCGGCTTTTATCGTCGCCACTATTTCCGACCATGTGGTAAACAAAAGCAGAATCAAAACGGAAACGATTGGAACACCGAACGCAATAGCTACAATCTTCCAATCAAGTTTAAAAAAGATTGAAGCGGGGCCGGATATACACGCAAGTATTGAAAAAACAAGCGCAAGCAACCTTCTGATAGAAGTATCACCATTTGTTTCCTGGATAGCATTTGACATTATTTACCCCTTATATTTCAAAATGCGGAAGATCCCATCCTAGACCGTTTTTATCCAAAGGCGTCCACCGACCGCCCCATGAAAACCCGCAGGATTCCCCGACTTCACCGAGCTTTTTCCATGTCTCTACTTTCTCCGGCGTGTCTGGTATCCATGGAATACGCTTGTTTAGTATTGGAACTATGTCAAGCGCGTTTCCGTCCTGGTGCTTAGACTTTTTCGCCTTTGTTATGATTCGATTTGCCTCTGCCTCTGAAATAGGCGGAAGCCCTGCAATGACTCGTAACTTGTTTACGCTTTCCGGTTTCTCCCTGCCCTGTGCATAATAAGCCGCTTGCGTTTCGGCGGTTCTTAGCGTCTCAAGTACAGAATAAAGAAAGCCGTAAGCGTCCAACTTTCGCAAAAACACTTTTGCTTTGTCTCGCGCCTCTGGTTTTAGTTGGTCAATGCTGTTCAACTTCCTGGAGCCTCATAGGTCAAATCTATATTAGCCGCCATGGTAACTTGTCCACCTTTTGCGGTAAACTTCAAGGTATACATGGTAGAAGGCTTCAAGATGATATTACGATTTCCACCGATACCGCCAGGCATCCAAAATCCACCGGCCACACCTGGGACTAATTCAGTAGGAGCAGAAACACCACTTGCGATTGTAGTACCCGCCGTTGATAGTCCAACTTTAACCGGCGTAATGGGAACCGTACCGACATTGTTTCGGTTCAGATTAAACTCTGTTACGTTTGCCGAGCCGGTTGCCACATAGGTACCGCCCTCGATAAGATCGCACAAAAGCTCGAAACCTGTTTTATTAATATCGACAGGCGACAGCCAAACACTACCTTTTGCTGGTGTGTTAAAGTTTATAGTTACATAGTTTGTATCTGCTACAAGTGTCTGATATCCTGTACCCCATGTCCAAACCTCTGACCGAATAACCTCTAGCTGTTGAAAGTTAATACCTCCGGTCAATGTCATGTCGTCTGCCACTTTATAATCCATAACTACCCCTTTAAGCTCGCAAGCCCATTATATATACCTATTGCCATACTTGATAATATGCCAACCCATGCCGCTACTAAAGTCTTATTGTCAATATGTGAATCCAAGTGCGAATCTATCTTTTTTTCAAGTGCGTCAACGTCTGACCTTTTTACTAGATCGCCTTTCATTGCGTCCCATTCTGAAAGGAACCGAGAGAACTCACCGTTTAACTTCCCAACGTCCCTGATTAAAGATTCTTCGCAACTTTGTGTCATTTTGTTTTCCTTATGTTTTTATAATATAATTTATTCCGATTCCCTTTCCTCGTGTTATATTACCAGTCCTAGCATTTTGAGACTGGGAGGAATCGAAACCTAAAATAGAATATCCTGGATTATTTGATCCATTGCCATAGGCTGGGTTAGAGGGAAGTGAAGATCCTGCATAAATAAATGCCCCAGAAACCTTACCAGAAACTACTGAGAGTTCTGTATTACTACCTCGTTGGAATGTTCCTGTTATTTGTTGCATCATATCGTCTTTAAATTGACCCAAAGTAAATACATCGTGATCTGTTACACCTGTTAATCTTTTACCAATACCAACTAAATAAGACTCGCGATAGTCTGGAAGATTAAAAGTATTCTTACCATCTCCGCTTCCATAGGTTGACCCTATAACCTCAAATAAAGCACTGTAATCAGTTCTTGATACCAAACTACCATCGCAAAGAAGCCATCCTATTGGTATCTTAGCACCGGCAAATTGATAGACAAGTCCAGATTGCACGCTATTGCTAGATAGATCGTTTATCTTTGCCAACAGATCAAGCAATGCCTTCTGTATTTCTTCTTTGTCGTTATTTTGAGGTAATAGCGTAGAAGGATATTTAGCCATCAATCCGCTCCGGAGTTCCCCAACTTCCAGAGGTATCGAGCGTTGAAGCTGTCCCCATGTCCATCTGCGAAGTGTTCGGACCCTTCGGCTGTGCGGATGGTAATCCAGGGTTAAAAATGCGCTGTGCCTCGGCCATTGCGTAAACGTCGCCCATAGTACGCTTATACACTTTCTTTTCGATAGGTGTAATCTTTGTGTTTACCGGCTTCGGTTTATCGAGGTCAAGAAACTTCATGAAAATGTTATCTTCCGTCATACTAAACCAAGCCCCCTAAGTGTTTCCACGTCCATACCGTATTTTTGTAGCTTGTCGATAAGAATACCTTTTTTGACTTCCGGCGACGTTTTCAAAGCCATAATAGCATTCAGATCATTAACAACCGCCTTGCGCCCTGCTTCGGAAGCAATACCGCCATCTTGAGCGATAAGACCTGATATTGAGTCTATAATATCATTTTTCTGTACGGTCTGTTCTTCTTTGCTTAGTTTGTTACCAGATCCAAAAAAACCGCGCTTTTTGAAAGTTTCTTCAAGATCTGTTTTCTTGATTTTCTCGGCTACGTCGTATTCTTTGATAAACTTCGCCCGCTGTTTCGGGTCACGGTAGAGAATACGCGCAGCCTTTCTCGGCTCAAATCCGTTTGTCAATCTTTCAGCCTGTGCGTAAAAATCTTCAAAGCTCATTTGATCGGAAAAGTGTTCGGCGTAATCCTTAAACAACTTCTTAGTGATTTTTTGCATCATTAGATCGTTAGGCTTTTCCGTCGCATTCGCTTGCAGATTTTCCACCGGCTCACCGTTTATGGTAGAGTCAGTTTTCGGAGGTTCTACAATTTCTTTTCCGCTGTATTTATCTGCGTTCATGTTTGACAAGGCGCGGGAAAATGGATTGACTGCGTTGCTTGTTATCTTGTCAACGTCAATCTGGCTTGCAAGTTTTGCTATTTTATCAAGGTTCTTTTCCTTGAGTAACTTGATTATATCTTCGGGGTCTAGTTTTGTAGCAAGTTTTGCAATCTGTTTGGCTACAATCTTATTCATGACTCCAACAGCAGAACCGCCAAGAATTCCAGATATCAATGGTGCGTAATTATAAGACCCATCCTCATTTCTTGCAAATCCACCTGCTGTTCCACCCGATCCCCCACCAACTAAAGCGCCAATAGCGGCTTTTGCGATACTATCGCTTCCCCTTGAAAGTCCGGCGGCACTTGTGTTTAATTCATCCCTGTAATCTGCCTTTTCAAATAGCTTTTTATATTTCCAATCGTCTTGCATTTCTGGCATATTCATACCAGACAAATCTTCTGCTTTACCTTGAAGAGAACCTTTTAATCCCCTTAGTATATCCTGTTGATCTACTGAAAGATTAGGCTCATTATAAAGCATGTTATTAAGCCATTTTCTTTTTTTAGAAAGACCGTCTGTTTTATCTATCTTATCAATATAGTCAATGGCAAGATTAAGATTAGAAGGATCTCTAGATATCGCGTCTTTTATATTTTCAGTGTTTATAACATTGTCTATATCGTTAGACAACTTATATCCAGACTTATCGAATATATCCCCCATTTCTTTCCACTTTTGCTCAACCATTTTGCCAAACTCTTTTAGTTTATGCTCTCTGTCAAGTTTATGTTTTAGAACATATTCCGCGCCCTTTTTCATAAACAAGTCTGGATCTTCACCAATATATTCTTTTGCTCCATTTATTATTCTATTGTTTGCCTTCGCACCCTTTACAATTGTCTTATTACCCCATTTCGATATATCGGTTAATAGTTCGGGAACCCTTGAAACCCCTTCCGAAATACCGCCCATAGCACCGCCAAACCCTGCGCCAAGTGCAAGTTCACTTGCGGCCGTACCTGGATCAACTTGCCCAGTAAGTACGCGCGGCGCAAGCTGTTCGGCTTGAGCAAGTCCACCGCGAACAAATCCAGACCCGATTTTGCCGAGCTTTCCGACCTGTCCACCTTCTTTGACGATCTTTCCGGCTTTGATTAGTTTCTCACCGGCGTTGACAAGTTTACCGGCTTGTAGTGCTTTCAATCCCTTTCCTGCAAGCGCAAGGCCCTCTCCACCGGTAGGAATGAACATACCGCCAACGTCTCCGACCATTTGCGCTGTTTGGTGACGTCGTTTTAATTCCTCATAGTTTCGGTATAGCTGACCATCACCGGCCTTCATAATGATCTCTGGAATATTTACCAGTGCCGAGTTAAGCGCAGATTCGGAAGCTACACCGGCAGCAGCACCCGCTTTCCCTCGACGCATTTCGACGTTATCAGCGAACTCATTGGCCTTGATATCTGCTATCTCTTTCTGCGAAAGGTCAGGCGCATATTTTCCAGAAACAAGTGACAGTGGTTTTTTCTTGATTTCTGCTGCCTTGCCGATTTTTTCCAGATATTTGTTAAATGCTTCTTCGTCTAACTGTCCGGCCATTTATTCATCTCCAAAATAGTACTTGTCAACCGACATTGGCGCACTAACTGCCTGTTCCCCTGCCGCCCTCATCGCCGCTATCTTGTCTTGCTGTGCATAATCAGCTTTCCGTGCTTCTTTTTCGGCGGCTTCGGTAATTCCGAATCGTTGCTCCCATCTCTTTTGATCGGCTTCGGCTTCATTTCTTGCTCTAGCTTCATCGCTGATTCCTCTTTCTCGTGCTAATCCCGCCAGGTATTCGTTTTCCTTTTCTTTATATTTCTCTGCCATTATAGTATTAGCCGACAGATTAGAATCATTGTGCGCATAACCCTTTGCCCCCGCTTCGATAATGCTCAAAATAGGAACCCCGAACTGAAGTGCAAGAGCTTTGATCTTTTCGCCAATTCCAGATCCTTTTTTAACCTCGCCTTTCAACTGCGATACAACGGCTTCCGGCGGTTTCTGTGCCTTTGCCATTTCCATAGGATTAGGGACAGTATCGTATACTGATTTCTGTACCTTCTTTTCGATTGTCGGAGGTTTAACAGGAACAGGCGGCACGGTTTCCATTTTGGTATCTGGAGCAGCGGGAACAAGTTCGCCGTTATCTTGTCGCATTGCTTCAAATAGCTTCGGTTTATCTATTGGCTTTTCAATAATGTCCATGTTTGCCAACTTTTGAAACGCAGGGGTCTGCATTACATCGGTAGCCATACCTAGCTTATTGGCAATAAACTTATGAGGAGCGGGCATCATGTTAAACATATTTCTTTTTTCTTCTACACTATCCGTTAGCGATTTCCTTAGTTTTTCCTTATCTTCTGGGGACATAAAAAGATCGGAATTATCAGCAGGGATCGGCATCTTATTGACACCGCTTATAATGCCTTTTCGTGCGTTTTCTTTTGCCATTTCTTCGGGTGTCATTTCTTAGCCTCCAGTTCTTGCAATCTCTGACCCAGTTGAATAACCATGTTTAGAAGCATAGGGGTCAATTCGGTAGTGTTAATCTTTTTACCTTCTGGAGTGTCTACAACTGAAGCGGCAAGCGGGGAGTCCTCAAGGCTTTGTGCTGTTACTCCAGGACGTTCTTGATTATCAATTCCGGCTGATTCTTTGTACTTGTAATTAATAGGCTTAACCTTTGCAAGAATATCGTCAATGTTATCTGATACCTTTATGTCTTTTTTAAGGTTTTTATCAGAGGAAAATAATGGGAGCATCAGAGCTGCTGCACCGGCAGCAGAACCGAACATATTAGCATTTGCTGATTTCTGCGCGGCGTCTGCTGACTGTTTACCGGCGATTAGATTGGTTCTTGAGTTAAGCGCGTTAATCTGGTTTGTATTGGCTGCACCTTCTTGATTGTTAAATTGACCGGTAGCACCCTGGTACTGCGCTCTGCCAGATTCAAGCCCTTTCTGGTATTGATCGGAGTAAACGTCACCGGCTTGCTGACCTGCCACAAGTGCCGATTGCCCTTTGTTTACTCCGGAAGATCTTGCCGCCTGTAAAGCTGCCCGAATAGCCGCGGTTGATCCTGCTTGCGCTGACTGTGCCGCCTGACCGCTTGCCGCCTTGTTTGCTAAGTTCATATAGTCGGTAGCGTTTTCGCCCATCGACTGTTTAGACCCTGCGCCGTAATAATCTGCAAGATCGGCTTGTTTCTTTTGAAGCTCGGCGGCTGAAATTAAGGCAGGATTATACCCTTTTCCAGAAGTGATTTCTTTATCGGCTTTTTTCTTTGCTATTTCTTCGGGTGTTAGTCCGGCGTCTGGGTCTACTACTGTTACTGGCGCGCCTTGCCCGCTTGCTGTGCTTCCTGTATTTCCACCGGAAGGCGCTCCAAATGCATTTCCTCCCGCTCCAGGGCCGGAAGGTGATGAAAAACCACCATAACCCGAAGGGGCTGACGCTGTACCATATCCACCGTATCCAGACCCTCCAGGGCCACCGCCGCCGTATCCTGTTCCCGCCATATTAAACCGTCCTTTCTTTAGCTACTACCGCTTTTTCGCCGTTGTCTATTTCTGCAAGCAATGAAACAATTAAAACTTTATTGTTTGTCTTTACCCTCAAACTTGACCCCAAACACCGTTTATTCTTCGGTATCAATCGCAACCGCAAATAACCGCCGCTGTTATAATCTTCCGGCTTTACGTTAAAGTACTGGTTTTGTTCATAGTCGTTATCAGCGTCAACCGTGTAATTAGTCAGGTTTACCGTTGCGCGTTCTCTTGTATCGCTATATATAGTGACAACGAAAGATTGCAGTATACTTTTTTGTCCATCCTCTGTACCGTAATACCCTGTTTGAAGGTCAAGAGGTACAACCGTGCTACTAACACCTAATTTATTGTAGGTATACTGCCATTTTCCTGTATTGTTCCCGATAATAAGCCCGCTAGTTGTCGAATACAGTTTTACCGTTGATTGGCTTGCTTTCTTGTCGTTAAGCGTCGCCAGGCTGTCGCGTATATAAATAAACGCCGTTGTAGTATTCAGACAAAGCGAATTATCAAGTATGTCATACTCGCCATTTATAATATCCGGCATGCTGTTGAACCGCTTTGATTTTACCAGATTCCGGCCACCGTTGAAGATATAAATTGAGTTATCGAAGGTTGATAGAAACGCTATTTCAGTCGGTGACGATGCAATATACTGCAAGCCGGTTGCCAGACATAAGGCCGTTTTGGAGTTAAACACACCAGTTACCTGGTCGACGTTCGCCAAGTAGATTTTGAGTCCATCAAATAAGTACAGCTGACCGAAAAGCAAGAAAGTTGTGTATGTTCCCTGTATATCGTTTCCAATCACCGAACCATCATACATAGGCTTCAAGAATGTAGTGCTATTAAATAGAGTCGCAGTGCCGTTATTGTACGTTACGCCAATCGCAAGGGGGATTACCGTTGACGATACGTATACTGTGTTCTCTTTGTCCGGTGACACAAGCTCCGAACCGTCGTTAATGGTTGAGAATGCGTATATATCATCGAAATACGTGTCAACCGCATAACTTTGTGTTGAAGTCGATACAACCGGCACGCGATAACCGACTATTGAGACATTTGAAGCCGTCGGACTACCGATTGTTACCAGTTTGTCACCGGTATCTATTGAATTAGAGTACCGCCCCTGGATAAACGACGCAAACTTGCTCGCCGGTGATGATGGAGCGGCGGTTGACTGGAATAACATACGGTTATTATAGTCCATTGATCCTAATTCAAGGGTTTCCGTGTTAGTATCAATGATGTTCAACGGTGAAATACTGTTGATTTTATAGATACCGGTATCAATTTTCTGGATATATTCCGCAATGTTCTCGCCCATTCTGGTAATGATAAAAGATCCGTTCGCTTGATAGAGAATAGTACTATCATTTATCGTCATTGGCTGATACGAATCTGAAAAGTCCCCTACGTTGGTTATAAGCACGCCAAGCGTATCTTGCTGTATGCCGTCAAGCAGCGCACAAGATAGATAGGATTGCACGCCGTTAATCAGTCCTACGCGGATCTCAAAGGGAACAGAAGGCGGCAATGCCAGATTATTCGTGATCTTTCCATACGCGTTGATTAATGTATCGCTGTTTGATTGTATAACCTGATAAAGCCCTGGCATACTCGCCGTAAACTGTGAAACATAGTTAAATACGTTTGTCGCGCTCACGTTGTTACGGAAGGTAAAGTCGTTATACCCGAAACCTGCTTGAGATTGAAGAACATACCCATTACCCAAAGTATATTTAGCAACAGGGTAAACAACCGTACCGCTATACGTTGTAAAGTCAGTATATCCGACCAAGCCCGCACAAAGTATGTTTGTAGCGTCGTAAATGTGAAGCGTCGGAGTGTCAGAGGTCGATACTATATGCCGTGTCACGCCGTTCGATACTTGAGGTATGGCATATCTGCACTTGATTATTTCAATAGCCTTTGTTGCATCGTTCAACGTGTATGATTTTCCTATCGTATTCCCTACGAGATTTACAAGGTAAAGCCCATTTTCGTAACGATATACATATAGGTAGCCAACAGAGTTGAAGCCGTCAAGTAGATTGGTAACAGTAGTACCACCAGAGGTATAAAACGGACTATAACCTCCAGTGGCCGATAGAGTGTTTACGGTAGAGTTCCCACCTGACACCGCCAAGATAGTACCGTAAGGCGTCATGGTTGTTATGTCATTTGCGCCGATTATAACTGCATTACTATATGGCCCTGTTCCTGTTCCTGTTGCGTCGTAGTTCTTCCAGTTTGTACCGTCATAAGATGCAAGCCGACCGCCGACTCCACCGACTACAAGGAAATTACCGAAACCGGAAACGCTATTTATTTGGTTTGTTCCAATTGCAACGCCGTTGTTAGTTGGTATACTTGCGGTTGTCGTGTTATAATTATACCACGCGCCATTATAATAGCCAACCCTGCCAGAGGCACCGGCGAACGCTATTCCGCGCTTGTATACACAACTTGCCTTTATATCGGAAGCCGTAACCGTGTTGTTATTTGTTGGTAAATCTGCTTGCGTTGTAGCCGTGTATATTGCCTTTGTTGCATATCCAGCAAGCTCTACATAGCTAGTACCCTGATTAGTTGTGATTATCTTTGTTCCCGCCATATATCCCGAAGGATTAGGCGTAGTAACGGTTGCCACCCATGTAGCTCCCTTTGTCAGCGAACAGTATTCAACTAATCCGAAGGTTTTAAGAAATAACACACCGTTTATATTTTCAGTATTGAAGTATAATGCACTTGAAGGCAAAGTTACTGCCGTCCATGACGTTCCATTAGTAGAGTATGTAGATTTATTTGTCGCGCTTGAGTTTGCACATATCATAACAAATGTTCCGTTTATATATACTGGAGCATACCAAAAATCAGAGCTTGAAAAGGTCGAAGTTGAAAAGTTTACTCCGTCGGTTGTAAAGTATCCTGTATTAGTATTGGCCGCTGGCGTAGTAAACAGAAACCCGATACCATACCCAAAAGTAATAACAAGACCGGTATATGCTCTAGGATGAGCAACAAAAGCTAAATTGATTCCGTCGGTTGTATATCCTGTAAGGTTATTTACACCGGTGCTATCGGTTGCATAGAAAACAAGTCTATCGTATGATTTTCCGATAGCCTTTATTTTATTTCCACCGGTGCTAACTGGTGTCCATGTCGATAAATCTGGACTAGAATATGCCTTATCTGTATTTAGAATACAATAAAAATACATTCCATTTACTAGGGCAATCCTTGTATTTATATCGCTTGTTGGTAAGGCATATTGAGTATAACTAACAAAGTCAGTTGTCTTAAATGCACTTGAAGAACTTACAGAAACAAAACCGCCGTCTATTGGTATTCTGTCCCTTATAGTCACGCTTATTCCGGTTATAGTTTTAACTGGAGTTGTCAATGCTGATATCTTCATTGACCCAACGCGCCCAGAGGCACCAGAGACAACCAAAGTACTACCGCCGGTTTTATCATACCACACCAAAAGCGAGTTTATAGAAACTGCGCCTATTAAAGTAGCGTTATCGCATATAGCCCCCCCCGTTGCCGAACTATATAATACCCAAGCAGTACCAGACCAGGACCCTAGCTTTCCAACAGAACCGGCGACAATCAAGCTATTTGAATACTGGATAATTGCGGTAATATTGTCAGTACTTACAACCGTTGCGTTATTCGCTATTGCAGTTGCTCCGCTCCATATATTCCAGTTAAGACCATCGAATGAACCGACGCGCCCTCCGTTACCACCGATAACAAGATAGTTTACAGAGTTATACGAGTATGCACAAATAGCGGTTATGTCGTTTGAACCGATTACGCCAGTTGTCACATTGCCATCATTGTATATTCCAAGTCCTGTACCTGAACCGTCGTAATTGCGCCAGTTCTGACCGTCGAAAGATCCTACACGTCCACCGACTCCGGCAAGTATAAGCGTATTGTTATAGACACAAGAAGCATTGATTTTATTTGTACCCAGTACGGAAGTGCTTTGAAGCGCGATAGATACGGTAATAGTCGGATTGCTTTCTTGAAGAATTACAACTTGCGGTCCTAGTCGTAACGCCCATTCCATAGAATCAGCGTAAACCATGCCATTATACCGAACAAAAGAAAGCGAAGTGAAAAACCGTAACACCGTGCCGAGATTGGTAAATGTTACCGTCCGACTATTCAATAGCGTTTCTGTCCAGTCGTATTCCCGAATAGTGATAATGTTATCGACTATCGAGCAAGTCACATAACCAGTTGTAGTGATAAAGATATCGTCAGCACCTACGACGCGGATCTGTTTTTCCACTCCATAGGCTGAACACTGTCCGACTACTTTGCCATCAATCTTTACTATCTTGTAATCTGGCGTGCCAGAATCCACAATGGAGATTGTTTTGGCATCTTCGGTTATTACATACTGACCTGTTTCTGCATATAATGTTTCTGTCTCGTAAATGTTTGTAATACCGCCATTACGCTCGATGCCGGTATTGATAAGGTTGTCAGCATTTTCGCCAAACTTGTTTATTCCTTGTGCGAAAGTGTTTGTATTTATACTTGTCTTGAGTTCAAGTTCAACGTTCATTTAATCCCCTACCAGTTATATGGTCTGTTATATTCAGGCGTTCGGCGTTCTGCCTGGTACTCGTCGCGCTTCAATTCGTCAAGCATTCTGTCCATGACTTCCATATATCTTTTTTCAAGCTGCACCGTTTCGCCGTTTTCTTTACGCTTGAAGTCAATAGCGCATTGATATGCTAGAAGCTCGTTAGCTTGATTCAAAGGATATACAAAGTCGGTATCTGATATCGTAGAAAGCGCGTTGACTGAATAAGCGAAACCAGTAACGGCAATGAATGAATACAGAATCTCACCGCCACGAATATCGAAACCTATTCCGATGGTTTCCGTAGTCTCTGTCGGAAGTCCATAGTCAAGTGTTTTATTGATATCACCCGAATGAGCAAGGGTATACAACGCCACGCCATCGCTCGCTACCTGTACTACGTTCAAAGCAGTATCAACACCGCCGATATTAACTATACCGGTAGACTTCATGAATACGATAGAACCATTCAAGGTGCATACATCGAGCATTGAAAAGTTGTTTACAAGTGTTGACCCTGTTCCGTCAAGCATACAATTGTAGGTATCTGTACCGGTTATGTAATTGATAAGACCACCAGACAAGCTAAAACTGGTAATCGTTCCTAGTGCCGTAATCGCTACCGGTACAATAACGGCTGATAGGTTAGTAGTAGCTCTGTAAATGTTACCGGCTGAAATATAGTAAACATATCCCGCGAAGTACACGACGTTTGAAATAGTAATGCCGGTGTATAATCTGGTTACGCTATTCAGGGAAATTGATTCTACGTAAATGTCGGTACCGTTGTAGATATAAAAAAGGTAATCGTTATTATTCTGTTCAAGGAAAAAAGGACTCGTAATTTTTCCTAAGTCGTAAGGCTGATATGCCTGCAAGTACTCAAGAGTCTTTTCCGGTACGCTCGGCTCGACCGGAGGCGGATAATAGTCAATGCGAATATTCGACGGAAGGCCATTGAAAGCCCCTGTTATAATCCAGAGCTTATTCCCGCGCCATCGGTATTTCGGTTCCCCTGGTAATGAGTTTCGGAGGTTAGTATTGAACTTCTCCATGTTTACCCATCGGCCATTATTCTGATAATCAACAAAGCGCAGTTTATAAACATCGTCCGGTATGGTCAACTCGTATTCTGATTCACCTAATTGTGTAGCCGTTGCGGTTGATACGACAACAGATTTTATAAAGTAATCGTCGGAAGAATCAGTAATCTTGCTGTAAATGTCTTTATATGACTCGATAAGTGACTGTTTTTCATCGTCAGTACTTATATATTTACTGTTTGGAATGTCTGCGAGCGAACGCGCTCTAGCTATAATTTGGGAGCTTTTCATATACTACCTCGCATATATAGGGACAAAGAGGAATACTTGTATACAAAAAAGGGACAGCCCGAAGGCCGCCCCCTTTATTACCTGAAAAACTCGTCAGGATACGAAGTTAATAACGGTGTTCTTACCAGGAGCGCGCAAGGCGAACGATCCATACAGCTGCAAGATAACTTGCAAAGCAGGGCCGTTGGCCGTCAGCGAACCAGGTTGCACGGTAACGTAATCATCGAAAATGAAGCTGTAAGCATTGCCCTTCATATCGGGAGTCTGCACACCATCAACAGCCTGCACGCCAGGATTGTTTCCGGTAATACCATCATTAACCGGTGAATTGCCATTGCTAAGCATGGCAAACTCGATGGTTGACTCATCCAGGATATAGGCGGTAAAACGCGGGCAGTAGATATCGTCGTAAACCTTGTCAATCCAACTGGATGCATAGGCGTACTTCGTATCGGAGAAACCGCGGGTGGCTCCCTGCTTTTCGGCTTTTCCACCGTGCATGTCTACCTGCTGCATGAGGCTATTGAGTGCGCCCATTTCCGTCATGACAGTAGCATAGTCAAAGGGATTGATTACAAGCCAGTGAGGATCACCACCGGCATTACGCGCAGCGGTCAAACCACGGACGATACAATCCATATACTTTTCTGAAGCACCAGTATTTCTCTTGATATAGTTACCCGCAAGGCGGTCAGGGAATACCGAGCGGTCTACACCGAAGAACGAAGTACCAATATAGGTAGTCCAAGTACCACCGGTGCGGTCTGCCAAGGTCGGAAGCCAAGCGGACAAACCAACAGGAAGCAACGGAGTGACGGTACCAGACCGGCAGCCCTGCAAGCACACCCAGTCAGTAGCGGCCCAAGTCTCGACAGCGGTAGAGGTGAAAGTCACGGTAGTACCGTTGATAGCGGTAACAGTGTTCACACCTGCCCGAAGCAACGAAACCGGAGTCGCGCCGTTGGTTACTTGGAATACAGAACCAATGTCAAGCTTGCATACCGTAGAGTTCTGCACCAGGTCAAGGGTATTTGAACCTACAATAGTGGTAATGACAGCAGCATTTCCGATTTCACCGAAGCCCTGGCCATAAAGCGCAGTAGCGAACAGGCGACGATATGCCGCTGTACCGTTATACATCTTGATAGCAGGGATAGGAATGAACGCACCGCGCACGTTTTCGGATGCAAGAACTTCCTGCGCTCCAACGGAGAACACGGAAAACAACTGACCAGGGGTGACGGCAAACTGTGCGGTTTTTCCGTTACCGTTTGCGCTATTGGCACTTGCCACGGTAGCATCACCGGCAGCAGCACCACCGCTTGAATAGGTAGCAGCGAAGTTGTAACTTGCGCCACCAACGCGGTTTTTGACCATATCCCGAAGAACCGGCGACGCTTTCCAAAGAAGCGACTCCATTTCCTTATCGGTATACCAAGTTTTTAATACAGGGATTACACCTGTATCGTTCGTGATAGGCATCTAAATACTCCTTTTATCCTAACGTTCTGTCCCCGAACTTTTTCCGCATGGCCTTCACTTTTTCAAGCGGGTCTGCTTCCTGTTCGGCTTCTTTTGTTTCTACCTTGATAGCAATTCCCTCGTCGGGAGCTACAAGCCCTTTAATCTTTCCATGATGTTCCTTGAGTCCATTGAAAAGCTCGTCTACTTTGCCGCATTCTTTTTCCTCGTTCCAATCCGGCTCTGCTTCCTTCATCTTTTCAATTTCATCGTAAAGATCATCATACAGCGAACTTCCCGCCGTCTCTTTGTAGAAGTCCTGGTACGGATCGAACTTGTCCTTGTATTTCTCCATCATTGACGATATGCCACCCATACGTGATTTCTCTTTGTATAGGCTTGTAATACCGCCAATAATTTCTTCGGTGACAAGTTTATCCAGTGCCTCGACCTGTTCTTCCAGTTGCTCCATTTTCCCGATAAGCATTTCGGCCACTTTTGCGAATGGCTCAAGCATAGCAAGATCCTGGCTTTCGTCTGGATGAACGTCAGAACTTCCAGAGGGTTCGATACCGGACACTTCAATCAGCTTAGCTAAAAGCCGGTCTTTTTCTTCCGGTGATAACGAACTCACATCATACATTTAATTCCCCTTTGTATATAAAGATCACGCCGCCGGAGGCCCGACAGGTGGCTGGACCGGAGGGGCAACAGGTTGCACCGGCGGCATAATAGCTTGATTGATAGTATCAATGGTTCCCTTAACCTGCTTGATAAACTGTACTAAACGGTCAAGAACTTCCGGCGATTCGTCCGAAGCGTCAAGTCTCAAAAGAGTATTGACAGCTTGCTTGTAGAGTAGATTGATATCGGTACACTCAAAAAATCCGTAGGTGCCATCTTCTTCCGGCCCATTCTCGACTACACGCTCTATAGTCTTTTCGTTGGAGTTATAAGCAGCGGTAGTGATTGAATACGCACCCTCAAGGTCTGGCATATCAAGCAAGGTAGCCGCCATCGAAGGATCAAGTATTTTCATGTTCATAAGTTTCTCGATCTGTTCCATTTTCACCTTTGGATCTTTCGATAGTGAACTTGACGCGCTAAACTGCATTGAGAACATACGGCGCTCTTTCTTTATGTCTCCCCATTTAATAGTTGACCGAGACTGACGAACCGGAAGCACGTCTTGATTTTCAGGGTAAATGTCGATAATCCTTTCGGCTAAGTCCCTTGCAAGTCTGATATAGTTACCTAAAATCGGGTTATGCCGTTCGCTTTCAACGTCCTCAAGCGTTTGAAGTGCTACACCTGAATTGATTCCCGAAGGTTTCTTGCTCTGTGCCGACAACTGCGAAACACCGGTGATGTTATACATTTTCTGTTCAAACAGCTCTAACAGCTCCATGTATTGCCGGTCTATGGCAGGAGGTGTGGCAACCGTTACCTGATTGGAAGACCCTGCACCCGCTATGTTATACTCGAATACGTCACCGATCTTACTAGAAGCATAGATACTGGTTTTGATATCTGAACCGCGAGGAATGAAAATAGTATTAGTCGGTGACAGTTGCGCAGCCGTTGAAATCTTGTAGGTCAATTCGTCAATCATTCTTTGGATAGGATAAACGGTATCCATCATCGAATCAGAGAAAGCACCTTTGACCGGTTCTTTGTAATAGATCCATTGGAATGGTGCAACGTCGTAAGAGATCTTGCGTTCTCTGATAAGCTCATTGCCTATATACAGATATTCCTTTTTCCCTAACAAGTCATAGTATCTAACTAGTTTAACATAGGCATTAGGTGTGCTTTCCATTGCCGTATAGTAGTCAGACTCTTTCTTGATAATGTCCCGAAGATCAATAAGCGGGTATTGCTTCTTGATAATAGCGCAGCGCGTCAGCTTTCCGATACTCATTTCACCGGCGTCGAAGTGGAACTCCCAAGGAGGAATGCGCGATACGTTCGCCGTCTCATCGTCTGCCCAGATAACACCCATGTCGAACACAAGCGCATCAAACAGGCTTGACAGTAGCTTCTTGTAGATATCCTGCTGCTCGTAGTATTCGTCGAAAAAGATTTGTGCGTTTTTGCATACCTTCGTTGTCTTAAAAGTGCCATTTACAGGGTTAAAGAACGGCCTTACCTTTGTTTGTGACAGTTTCGACAGCATGGTATCAACACAAGAACGGAGAACATTGATATACGGAATGTTCCCTAACTGGTCAATAGGGTTATAGTATGCCAGTACGTTTCCATAGATATTCCAGATATCCTCAGACCGGTTGCCGTTATTGTAGTACCGGTTGAAGTTGCGCCGGTATTTCTGCTCCCGCCTTGAGAGGTAGGTTTCCATCTGGCTGATATCTGTTTTGATATATTCTTGATTACGAGTCATTAAAAGTTCTCCCCGAATAAAGGTTGTCTCGGCATCTGCTGATCCTGCTTGATTGTCAGTGTAACACCGTCTACCATCTTGACTTCTATCTCTACGCCGCGCTGCGCTGAATTGACAAGATCACGGATAATGCCATAATTCAGCGGGTTCGCCTTCATTTTATCAAGTTGCTTTTGTTTCTTTTCAGCTTCTTTAAGTTGTAGATAAATCTCAAACAATCGTTTAACCATGGTTTCCTCGTATATATAGGGTCATTTTACGTAGTTAATCCAAACAAACCGCATTGAGTACAGAATAGCGTCAACTTCGTCAGGGTGAAAGGCCTCGTCATCTATCAATCTTGTCAGTTCGTCGCGGTCATTTCGCTTGAATACCGTCTTTAATGATTCATCGTCAAAGATTCCACCTCTAGGAACTTTGAAGTCACCGCGCCGGATTTCCTCCTGGAGCATCTCGACGGCAAAATACTTATTTGCCTTGAAAGCGTCCATAATCGGCAATCTATATTGTGTACAAAGCTCTGTTGATATCTTTTTACAACCACCGGCAGTATCAGCGTATATGTAGAAAAACCGGCTTGCATCGGGTACATTCTGCAAAAGTGTATGATTTTTTATAAACTCGAGACCTTTCTTCATGTTCTCGGCAAGCTCTGTTACGCCTGTACGGTTCTGCTTGTATTCGTACATTAAGAACCTTTCCGGCTTGCTTGAGCTGAACATAACTATACAAAAGGCATCCGAATCGTCAAAACCATAATCAAGCCCTGCTGTAAACTTGATATCTGATATCGGTTGACTGTTGATCCATGCCGTCAGGTCAGCGTCGGTATAGTAGTTCTGTTCACCTAACCGATATACAAGCGCATCATCATCATAGCAAATCTTGCCAAGGTATTCCCGAATGAACAGTGGGCTGCTTTCTGTCAGTCCCTTATCTTCCAGGATTCCTGCAAGTACTTTCTCATAGTCAGGGATAAATGGATTGTCAGGGATTCCCCAATTGAACCGAGCGGCTTTGTGCTTTTCGTGATCTGTCCATATCATTTCCCAATAAGTGCCGCGTACCTTCGGACCAGTACCAGATAAAACCATTTGGCCTTTCCGGTCTATCAGTGTCGGCTCTAGTATTTCTTCTATCAGCGTCGCCAGTGCTTTCTGGCTCTGCACCTCGTCAATGATTATCAAATCCCATTGAGAACCGCGCAATTTATCCCGCTCGTCTACTGTTGTATTGCCTACAAAGTGTATTTCTGAACCGTTCGGAAGTGTAATAAGCCCTTCGGTTCTTCGCTGTTCCTTTGGCTTTACCCCCAAATCTGACAAGGTAGCAAGCATCGGCAACCAGAAAAGCTCCATGCACCTGGTAAACGATAGGCCGATATATAGGATTCTAGCGTCCGGCTTTGTGATTGCCTTCTCTGCGCCTTTCTTTTGATCTATTACCGACTTACCGGATCGGCGTCCGGCCATGAGATAAATGTACTTATTCTTTGACAATAGTATCTGCTGTTGTATGTCGTGACAGTCCTTATATATCCGGTATGATAGAAAGTCGGTATCTTCCCTTGCTCCCCTATTTATGTAATTGTCAACGGTTTCAAGTATGTCCGGCTTCATCAACCTTTCCGCAAAAAACGCTTGCGCCTCTCGCTTTCCGTCAAGAGCTTCATTCATAAAGCTAGTTAAGAAAGCGTCGTAAAATTTGACTTTACCTTCCGGAGTTTCAACTTCCTTATCCATAATGTCAAGGAATGAGCGTAGTACTTGATTCTTATATGATATCAGCCCAGGAGTCCGACCAGGGCCAGGCTTTCCACCCTTAACAAACTTAGCCATTGTCGGTTTCCTTCCGTTTATTATACGTATCCTCAATAGTGTCGAAGTTGATTGTATATACCTTTTTGCCCTTGTTCTTGCCCTTAGTGATATATCCGTCTGACTCAAGCTCATTCATGATACGATAGAAAGCATGAGTACTCATTTTGTCAAATTTCTTCAATATATGCTCTTCGTTGACCCTTAATGTAGTACCCTCGACAACGTAATCAGGCAATTGTGTTATCAGATTGTAAAGAATCTTGCTCTTTGAAAATCCAAGTATCGGGAAAATTACCATAAATACCTTTTCCATGTGAGTTTTCTCCACTTTGTTCTTTTCGTAGTATTCCTCAAGATCCTTTTTACACGCTGCCCCTTCCTCTGGAGTTATGGCTCCAATACTTACAGCGTAGGGAATAAGTACCAAAGTATACGTATGGTCTTTGTCTATCCATGTGAATATCTCTTTGCCTATCTTTTCGCGTTCTGTCATTCTAACCCCCGATAAAACTCTAATAAAGATGTGATAATCTCACCGCCAGATTGTTCAGTCTCCTTGCAATGCCTAACGAACCATTCCTTTAGTTCTAGTGGTATCTTTGCCGATAAAGTATCTTTCTTTGTTTCTAGTTTTTTTCGTCCCATTTGATCCCCCTTTGATAGAATCATAAAGGCATAGAAGCTGTACTATGTACTCTTTAATCCATTGGATTGTCTTTTTTGTAGCTAATAGTTTCAAATAGTCCTCTTTTGTCGATACCTTGATGAGTGTCATATATATAAAGGTACTATCTTTGTCTGTCTTGAGGATTTCTAAAATGTCTGGTTTTGTTTCTTGTTTCTCTGTGTATGGTATGTCTATGTGTTCAAGTGAAGTATTATGCTCGTAATAGTATCTATCTTCTTTATGTCTTTTTGTATATAACCGGTTTGTAACGTCCCGCGCTAGTCTTGTCTTGAAGTACTTGCAACTCCATCCAGGGTGATTGATATACATCATCATAAACATATGGGCAGCCTCTGTTGAATATTGCCCCGCTCTGGATTCATCGTAAGATCCGAACTTTTTCAGCTTTGTTATAACCATCCGACGTGCTAACAATGAAACAGAGCGATACAAATTATTAAAATCTGTTTCGCTCCGTGACTCTAGATATAGTGTTTGTAACTGCTCTATAGTCTCATTCACTGTATATACAGTGTACCATAGCTGTATACTTTAATCAACATCGTGCCATTCTATCATAAAAGCTATGTACATAATAAGCATTCCGATAAAGAAAACGGTTAAATGCGATAGAACCACTTGTAAAGTCATTTACTTACCTCTTTTTCCATGCGTGACTGGTGATAACGCTCGGCGAATTGCTTTATCTTGTCATGAGCGGTTTTCTCCGATAGCACAAAGTATCCGTTTACCGCTTCGGTTTCATAGACATATTCGCGGATATTGTCAATCAATGAAAATATAGCGTATGCACTTTCATCAAACAGCTTTGCATCCTCCACCGGCTTTTCTGACTCGATACGGTCAAGCTCTGCAGTATTATATCCACCGTTCTGCCCGTGCTTTCAGGATCGCGGATTCGATAAGATTGGCGACTTCCATTCGTACATAACCGCCGTCTTTTATCTCTGCATATTCCTCCGCTATCTCTCTTGCTCTCGTTTTTGGAAGTTCGCGATGATAATCAATTGTCCGTCTTGTCTGGCCGTTTGCGTCGGTATAATGAACATGACAATCAGTGCATCCGTCAAGCGCCTTTTCCCATAAATCATCCTTCTGCTTTGCGCGTTCGGCTTGCAGTTCGCGGGCGAGTACTCTTCTACATGAGTCAGTCTTCCCAATGATGTAGAAAGAGCACTCACTGCATTTTCTACATTCAATCGCATCCTCAATCATCTTGTCTGTCAGTTCCATCATTTCACTCCTTCGACGTTTTGGGCGTCTGTAATCTCGCAGTCATCGGTTTTGATATAATATACGTCGCCCTTTTCGGCGGTGTGCATATATTCGGTATCGTCAAGAGGTTGTCCAAGTGTCGGCTGCTGATCTTTCGCGTCTATTGTCACAACGTCGAACACTTCGCCGATATGGTTGAAGTACCAGTAGGTATCAACCGAACACTTGATTATCTTGACTTTCACCCTCTCCCCCTATTCTTCAACCAGTTGCGGAACCGGCTCACGAGCTTTTCACGCCAGTGTGTAAAATTACAGCTTCCGACTTCTTTCTCTAATTCTAAACAGATTACAGGATGATTGTAAAACGCGCACTTTCTGCAATCACCTCCGACAATGGCTCGATACGTTTGCCCGTTGTGTTTATAGGTCATGACTTTTTCCTGTTCTTTCTGTTGATAATGCCCGAACAGGCTTTGCATTGAACCATTTTAATCATGTATCCCGATTGCTGTATCGATTCTTTGTGCGTATATGGAACATATCCTTTACCCTTACAGACCGGACAATTATGCTTCATACCTTCCCCCCTTCTATTTTAGCGATGGCGTCGCGCATAGAAACGATAGACCGGCATTGCGGGAAACCCTCATCTGGATTGCGCTTAATACATTCATCGGCATCGTTTACATAATTTTCTACGACAGATCTTCCCTTTTCAAGCAACTCGTCCCGCTGTTGTTTGATTGTTTTTAATGCGTTGATTAGATCTGTATCGCTATTTATTGTACAAAGATCTTTCAAAAAATGTGGGCAACCCCTGCAAGTGTCTCTTTTGTCGCAATCATCTTGCGCCTTGATATAATCATCAACCGTATAATCCATTCCATCCCCCTGTTATAGAAACTCTATTTCGCTGTCATGGGTTATAAATCCCCACCATGACCACTTATGCTTTTTCCAATCGTCTTTCTTCTTGATAACCTTGCGCGGTTTCGGTTTTAGACTGCCTATCTTGTCGATCGCTTCCGCTATAGGAGTGTAAAGCCGGTATCTCCCGCGCTTCTTGTAGATTTCGATATCTCGACGCTTACGTAGCACAATGATGATATTATCATAGTTCTGCTTTGATATACCCATAGGCTCGTATACGTCGCGATCCTCTTTCCCTTCGGCTATCATCGAAACGATAAGCCGATACCTGGTTACAAGTTCATCGTTATTTTTTCGCATTGCTGTAAGGATACTTGCACTTTTTACAAGCATCGGAGTTTTTACGGTGAAGGAAACCGCTACACCCTTCCGGTCTGTCGTCTTTGGTTAGTTTCGGCTTATCTGTCTTACCGTCGCAAAGATATGATTTGGTCATTTTTTGACCTCCGGCGTCCACTCGTAAACTATTACAGCTTTTTTACCTGTATGCAGTCTCCATATTTTACCGTCAAATGATGGTACTAGCCCGCTTTCCCAAAGTTTGTTTAATGACAAAAAATCATATTTATACTGAATATCAAAGAATGATGAATAATAAGCCACCACGGAAGCCCACACGGATTCCCACACGGAATCCCTCACGGAATCCCCCACGGAAGCCACCACGGAAGCCCACACGGATTCCCTCACGGCTTCCCACACGGAATCCCTCACGGAATCCCCCACGGAAGCCACCACGGAAGCCCACACGGATTCCCTC